GAGACGAGGTCAAATGAGTGATGATTATTCTATTGAATCTGACACGGCATCTTTTGATTTCTTTGAAGATAGATTTACAGACCAGGTTGCTGGAACGACTATGACTTTCGATGTAATAATGGCAAACGAAATGACTATATGTTAAATGTACAGGAAGAATTAGATAAGTTTAAAAGGTATGTAATAGCTAAATCTAAACTTAATCTAAAAGAACAGGATAGAAATGTAACTAGTAAGCTATACAACTCTATTAAAGGTGAAGCAAAAGCAATGCCTAATTCTTTCTATCTTAACTTTGAGATGGACGAACATGGACAGTATTTAGACCAAGGTGTTAAAGGTAAAAACTCATCTGCAAAAGCTCCTAATTCTCCATTTAAATTTGGGAGTGGTAAAGGTAAAAAAGGGGGGTTGACATTAGGAATACAACGATGGGTTAAAGCTAGGAGATTTCAATTTAGAGATAAGAAGAGTGGTAAGTTCATGTCTTACGATTCTACTGCATTCCTAATCACCAGGTCGATATATTCTAAGGGGACTAAACCATCATTATTCTTTACTAAACCATTCAATAAATACTTTGAGAAATTGCCTGAAGAATTAATCGTTAAATACGGATTGGATGCTGAAGAGTTATTTAAGTATACAATCAAACAACCTGAAAAATAATGGCTAATATATTTGCAAGAAGTCCTTACATTATAAACATCAACGTATCGGGACAAATAGGAAGTAAAATACAGATATTTCTTTGGAACGGCACGGGTTCTGCTCCAGCTACACCTCAATATACACTGAGCAAGTTAATCCCCTCAAGTACGAATACAGCTACTAATTATGATATAGCTCCTTATATTAGAGAGTATTTATCTCACTCTGCACCACAAGAGGCAGAAGTAGGGTTATTTTTAAGTTTAAATCAAACTACCTGGTGCAATGTAAAAGTTGTGAAATACAAATTAGTAGGTACTACATATAGTTTAATAAGCGCTTTTACAGTAGTACATACTCTTGAAGCTTATGCATTCGATGGATATTCATTCTACGAGTCAGGAAGTAATTATGACTATGGTAGATTCTTACTAGAGCAAAAAGAACACTTTTATGATGAAGATGCTACATATGTTGGCGATGTTGCTGCTTACTTAAATACTAACGAATTAGTTAGATATATAGATACAAATACAACGACAACTATTACAGGCGTTACGTTAAATGTAAATTTATCTTCTGAGGTAACGACGTTAACAAAAACAGGTAGGTATATATTATTGCCAGGTGAACTTTTAAGGTTTACATACGTTAATGCATTAGCAGAGTCAACCACATGGGTAGGTACTGTTTTGACTTGTACTTACAATTCAGGTACGGACACAACAACAATTACTCCTGACTTTTTAGGACTTCCTGTTGAGACTGATGGGCTTGCACTCACTAATAGAGTTGTTACAACATTAGATTCATCTTACTATCAAGTACCATCTAGTAAATGGCATGCTGTATCAAGAATTTCAGGTACTAAAAACACATTACAGATATTATCTAGTACTTATACTAAGTTAGCTACGTGGACATTTACACCTGTTTGTGAGCCCAAGTACACGCCTGTAGTGATTGACTTTATTAATAAATATGGAGCGTGGCAAAAAGAGTACTTTTTTAAATCATCAAAGAACACATTAGCAATTGAATCGAGTGACTATAACGTGATGCAAAGCTCGGTGTCTAATTACGATATATTACAAGGACAGAAAAAATCATTCAATACCAATGGTAAAGAAACTATAAGCGTAAATAGTGGCTATGTTACAGAAGATTTTAGCAGCAATATAAAACAGATCCTATTGAGTGAACGTATATTGGTTGATAATAAACCAGCAATATGCAGAACAAAGTCGTTAGAGTTGATAAAAAACATAAATAACCACATGATTAACTATAGTTTAGAGTTTGAGTTTGCGTATAACACAATTAACAATGTAATATAATGAAGAGGATTGTAGATGTATATGTAGAAAGTATTAGCGGAAGTGGTGACTATTCTAAATTAGAGTTGTTTAATGATGAAAAAATTGATATAAGTTTAAGCGTTCAAAATGTACAAGATATTTCTAAAGTGTATACTGATTTTACACAGTCATTCACTATACCAGCAAGTAATATTAATAATGCAATACTCGAGCATTTTTATCAATCGGACGTAGACGCTGTTAATAATCCAAGTAAAAGAAGAGCTGCTTATATTGAGATTGGAATGACACCATTTAGAAGTGGTAATATTCAATTAGAAAAATCTAATATTAAGAATGGGAAAGTAGATAGTTATACAGTTACGTTTTATGGTGACTTATTAAGCATTAAAGATAAGTTTGGAAATGATAAATTAACTGATTTAAACTTATTCACTTATACAACAGATTATACAGGCGATAATGTTGAGAGCTTAATTACATCAACTGACTACACTAAGAATGTGAGATTTCCTTTAATTACGTCTAACAGAGTTTGGTCATATAATGACGGGTTGAGCACAGACATTAAAACATCTGCTGGATCTGTAAATTTTAATGAGTTATTTCCAGCTTTGAAAGTAGCTAGGATAATAGAATCTATTGAATCAAAATATGGTTTAACTTTTGATGGCAGTTTTTTTGATGTTGCTAACAAACCATACGATAGGTTATTTTTATGGTTAAAAAACTCTGAAGCTTTTATTAAATTAACTAATGCTAGGGATGTAAATTTTACATCTTTAAAAATAAACGGAAGCCCGTCTAATTTATCAAAAACCAATGGAGTTACAGGTGGTACTCTTAATGAGATAAATGTATATTATTATCCAAGTCCAAACGAACACTCTATTGAGATTTATTTTACAACAACTATTCCTTGTACTGTTTATGTAGATTGTTACGAAAGCAAAAATTACGTAAAGACAGTTGAGTTTCCAAGTGGGAGTGGATGGCAAACATTATATAGAAGCCCAGCAGAACTAGCAAGTAATCAATATTGGTCTTATAAAGTAAAGACATCTACACCTACAACTATTAATTCAGAAGTAATATCCGCTAAACTTGTGGGGGGGACTTCAGGTGGTGTAGCTACAAAAGACATTGAATGTTCGATTTCAGATACAACTAGCAGTTTGAATATAGAAGATAGTGTACCTGATATTTCGGTAGCGGACTTTTTTAGTGGAATACTTAAGATGTTTAATTTAACCTGTTATGCTACAGGAATAAATACTTTTTTAGTAGAAACTTTAGACACATGGTATTCTAAAGGATATATTTACGACATTACAAATTTCACAGAAACAGATTCTATTGACGTTAACAGAGTTCCGTTATATAAAAATCTATCATTTGAACATGAGAAAAGCGAGTCACTTGTAAATAAAGAATTTTTAGCAGACAATAAAGGTTTTAGAAACTACGGAGATACTAAACAAAATTTCCCTGAATATGAGAATGGAGATTTCACGGTAAAAGTTCCATTCGAAGAGTTACTTCCTTTAAATTTAGACGGCAGTAAATTTTGTGCTTCTTATTGCTTAACACCTAAACCTGATTATAAGTCTTACATTCCTAAACCTGTCTTACTTTATATGGATGATGTTCAGTCTTGTAATTTTTACTTTAATAATGGGTCGACAAAAGTAAATAAAACTACATACGCGCCATTTTATAATGAGGTTACGTTTAATGGCACTAGATATTCATTGAGTTTTGGTGAAGAAAAAAGTGTTGTAGATAATACACCTTTGTACAATGGTTTATACAAAACCTATTATGCTGGTTATTTAAGTAATTTATTTAATATAAAATGTAGATTAATAAACGTTAAAGCACACTTCCCTTTATCATTAATCACTAAATTAAAGCTAAATGACAGATTAATTGTTAGGGATAAAAGATACATTATTAATGAGATTAAATCTGACATTACTAGTGGTGAAGTAAGCTTATCGTTATTGAATGATTTTAGACCTATGGTGAATAGTGTTGCAGTTCCTGTTGTTGGCGGTACTGGTGGTAATATTAAAACTCCTATTATTGTACCTAAATGGGCAGACCAAACAGATGTGTCATCGACTTACACAGGTGTTACATTTGTCACTGATACATTTACAGAAGATGGATGGGTAGATATTACCATACCAACTAATCCCACACCATTAACACCAACAGCGTTAGAGTCAGGTACAGATTCATTGATAACGGATTCAGGCTTTGGAATAATAAATGAAGATTACGCTGCACAAGAGATTCCTATTACATATAGCTTTTTAGAGACATCAACAGGCACAACTATTTCTAACACTGTAATAATATACCAAGAATGATAGAACAAATTATAGCATTACTCAGAGTAGATAATTTCTATGGAGTAAGTGAAAACATAGACATTGCAAAAGGGAAATATCTATTATCAGATAGTTTTGTTGCAAACTACAAACAAGGCAAAAGAGAGTTATTATTGAAAGCAAAGTACAATGGCAGAAAAGAAAGTAATTGAGTTAGAAGTAAAGACCAATGCGCAATCCCTTAAAGCACAGTTAAGAGAAGCGCAGAATGAAGTTAATGCGCTTTCTGAAAAGTTTGGTGCTACTTCTGACCAAGCTATTAATGCTGCGAGAAATGCTGCGAGATTAAAAGATGCGATAGGAGATGCTAAGGCGCTTACTGACGCGTTCAATCCTGATGCTAAATTCAACGCACTAAGTAATTCCATAGGTGGTGTGCTTAATGGATTCCAAGCATTCGAGGGTGCGCTAGGATTGGTTGGTGTTGAAGGTGAAGCGGTGCAAGCTACCTTACTGAAAGTCCAATCTGCAATGGCATTATCTCAAGGCTTGCAAGGACTTGGGGAAGCTAGAGATTCGTTTAAACAATTAGGAGCTGTAATAGGTCAAACTGCCATAGGTCAAAAATTACTTACTGCAGCTCAAGTAGTAGGAGCTGTAGCAATGCGTGTTCTAAATGCTGTAATGGCTGCTAATCCAATATTGCTTGTTGTTGGTGCTGTTGGTGCTTTAGTTGGTGCTTTAGAGTTATTAAAAAGAGGACAAGACGACGCTGCTAATAAACAAAGGGAATTAAATAGACAATTAGAATATACTAAAAGATTAGAAAAACAAAGTATAGATACTACTTCTGAACATGTTAACGAATTAAAGAAACAGCACGAGAATAAACTTAGATTAAAACAAGCCGAGGGTGAAGCAGACAATGTCCTTGCTAAAATGGAGATTGACAATAAAAAACAAATCTTAAGATATTACAGCTTAGTTTATCAAATGGGTGGTAAATTAAATAAAGACCAATTAGCAGATGCAAAACAATTAAGAGAAGAAATTAAGATTTTGCAAGCTCAACAAATAACTGATTTACGTGAAGCAAACGTATCAAAAAAAGAAGTAGTAAAAAAAGATAAAGAAGAAGAACTAGAATTACGTAAAGATAATCTATCTAGTTATTTTGAGATAGGTAAGCAGACGCTAGCTATTGAGAATGAATTATACGAAAAAAGAACAGAATTACAAAACAAAGCACACGATGAGGAGCAAGCTAGAAAAGAGAAAGAGAAAGCAGATGCAATAATATTAGCAGATACAAAATATAATACAGCTAGACAATCTTTGACTGCAATAGGGGATTTAGCTACTTCGTTTGCTGGTAAATCTGAGAAAGCTCAAAAGAGAGCATTTGATATTCAGAAAGCAGCAAATATTGCTGGAGGTTTAATGGACACTTACAAGGCGTCATTAGGTGCATTCAAAGATACACCAGGTGGCCCTATATTAAAAGGTATTGCCGCAGGTTTAACTGCTACTGCTGGTTTAGCTATGGTTAATAATATTCGTAAGCAAGAATTCAATGGTGGAGCTCCAGGTAATATGCCATCCACTCCTTCAGGAGATAGTGGTAATCAAAACCAAGTTATCACTCCTAACTTTAATATTATTGGCTCGCAAAATCAAACGCAATTGGCTCAATTGAATCAAGCACCAATTAAAGCTTATGTTGTAGGTTCGGACGTTACGACACAACAAATGTTAGACAAGAAAAAAATACAAAATGCCACTTTATAAGTTATAATAATATGGAAAAGTTACAGAATATAGAGCTTACAATTAAGGACGAAAAAGAGCAAGGAGTCTTTGCTATTTCATTCGTGGACAGACCTGCCATTGAGGAAGATTTTATTTTGCTTTCTGAAATGGAAGTTGAAATGAAAGTAATCGACGAAAATAAACGTGAGGTTATTGGTCTTGCTTTGGTTCCTGAGAAAAAAATTCTTAGACGTATAAAAGATAAAGAATTTACAGTTTCATTTAGTGCTGAAACAATTGCTAAAACGCAAGAACTTTACATGAAGAAATTGTACGGAAATAACGTAACAGTTGACCATGCAGAAAACGTAGATGGTGTTGCATTAATTGAATCATGGATTGTTGAGGACAGTAAGAATGATAAGTCTAATATCTACAAACTTAATGCACCTGTTGGAAGTTGGGTAGTAAAAATGAAAGTTTACAATGAAGAAGTTTACCAAGGGATAAAAGATGGTAAGTTCAACGGATTCAGTATTGAGGGTAAGTACGATGGGTTAGAGCAATTAAAAATGCAAGACGACGTGCTTAATGAGATTAAAGATTTACTAGAAAAACTATGAGTGAAATACCATATTTTGTAAGGTATAAAGATGTAACTACATTAGATAGTACGGATAGTCTATATTTAGACGATGCTACTAGTGATGTGCCAAAGAAGATATCTTTAACTGATTTTGATTATGCAAGAACAAAGAATCGCATTTTAAATGGTGGCACAAATAATATTGACGAAGATGTATCACAAATAATAGGTGGATTAAATGGAGTTTCTAAAAATTCAAATACAATAAATAATGGCTAACGAAACAAGAAGAATATTAATAAAAAAAGGCACAAGTATTGCAACTATTCCTGCAAGCTCAGACCACACAGATGGTACTTGGATAAGCACTGATTTATATATTGGGGAGTTCTATATGAATACAACGAACGGCAAAATATATACAAGAACAACAAGTGGAATTTCAGAAGTTATTTATAACGTTGCAGATTTTGAACTATTAGCAAATAAAGCTACAAATTTTACAACTTTAAATAATACGAAATATCCCACGACACTTGCTGTAGAAAATCAAATAGATGCAAAACTTGTATCTACTGGCTATTGGAATGTAGCAAGTTCAGAAATACAAAGAGGGTATAGAGCGCAACATAATTCAACAACGGTTTTTGCTGAGAATATTGCAGCGGGTACTTTGCAAGGTACGGCTACAGCTGTATCTGTATCAACTACTTCTATACAAACTAAAAAGACACGATTAAAGATTGGTGTTTCTATAGCAGCGGCTAACGGAGTGGCTGGTTATAGGTCTACGAGTGCTTTTAATCTTGTTGATATGGGATGGAGGTTTGGTGTTTCTTTTGGGATTTCAGATACGGCTTTAAATACAGGAGCAAGACAATTTTACGGAATGACTTCGGTAACAACTTTGTTGGGAATATCGTCTACTGTTCACGTTGAAAGTTTGACAAATATAATTGGTATAGGTTCGGATGCTTTAGATACTAATTTACAGATATTCCATAACGATGCAACCGGGACCGCTACAAAAATAGACTTAGGAGCTAATTTTTTAGCAAATAGAACAGGAAGTGCAGCAACTGATTTTTTTGTTTTTGAGCTTTACAATCCCTTTAATTCAATGACTGTATATTACAGAGTTACTTCCTTAGAAAACAACGTAACAGTTGAGGGGTCAATCACTACTAATTTGCCAAGTGATACTACTCCAATAACCATGCAAGCGGTTAGAACTTCGGGAGCGACATCAAACGCGTGTAGTTTTGATATTAGTCAATTAACTATAAATTGTGTGTCATGATAACAGTAATACAAGAAATTAGAGGTTCTTATACCTATGTAGAAAGTAGATATTTAAATGTAATTATAGTAGGCAATGAAGTTTTAAATGCAAATGTATCTGCTGAAATAATAAATCAAGAAACAATAATAAACAATTATATATAAATAAATATGGAAAAAAAAGCAAGAGTTTCAAAAGCATCACCAAAAGGTGGTAAGAGAGGATGCCTATGTAAAGATGGGAAATACTCTAGTCAATGTTGTGAAGGCACATTACCAGCACAAGGATTTGGAAGTGAGATACAACAAAGTATATCTGACGTTACTCACACTATTAATCAACAAGTTATTACTACTTCAAGAGGGTAATTTAAAACAAAGTAATTAATAATTAGTTAACTAAGTATGGAAACAAGAACTATTGTAAAAAAAGTCACTAAATCACTTGATGTAAAGTTTGGTGCTGTTGATGATATTAATAAAATCAAAGACGATATTCTTTCTGCTTGGAAGTCTCATGTTAGTAAAAGAGATTCATGGGGAGCTGAATCTTCAAAAATTCTTCAAGCAATTGGAAAGCATGAAGCTAATGGTGTTCAATTAAAAAAAGAAGTTGATTCTTTTGATAAACAACTATTAGATTTAAGTTCAAAATTAACAAAATTAAGAAATCAAGCAGACCAATTAGGTTTAGATTTACCACAAGAACTAGGATTATTAGGTGGTGTTTCAGTGAATTCTTGGAATAATAAATTTGTTGATACACGCGAAATAGTCGATAAATTTCAAACAAGTAAATAAATAAATAAATGGATAAACAAGTTCCTTTACAAATGGTAAAAGATTTCTTGATTAAACTAACGGGAGTAAAGACTGAAAGTTTAGATACGAAATTAGAAGACCAAGTATTAGCAGATGGTCAAACGACTATTCAAGCTGATCTGTTTGAGGCTGGTGAAAACGTATTTATCGTTGTAACTGATGCCGAACCTGTGCCACTTCCTGTTGGTGAATACGAACTGGAAGATGGTAAAATCTTAGTAGTTAAAGAAGAGGGAGTTATTGACTCTATCGTTGAAGCTACTGAAGAGAACACTGAAGAAGCAGAAACAGAAGTACCTGTTGAAGCTGAAAAAACACCTGAACAAGCGAAGGTTAAAAAAATCGTTCGTTCACAAGTTGAAGAGCAACATTTCTCCGCATTGGAAGAAAAGATTGCAGAGTTAGAAGCTAAGATTGTAGAGCTTTCTAAGGTTACTGAAGAAGTGGTTGTTGAGCTAGCAGAAGAGCCAAAACCTATACAATTCAATCCTGAGAATTCTCAAACAATTGATCTTATAGAATTAACACCAGGAAAAGCGAGGGGTATTCGCGATTCCATTTTAGAAACAATTTATAAATAAAATAAACTATGCCAACTACAACTTCATTAACTACAACATACGCTGGTAAATCTTCAGCTATGTGGGTAAAGGCTGCTATCTTAAGCGGTAACACATTAGCAAATGGCGGTATGACTATCATGCCTAACATTACTTACAAATCTGTACTACACAAACTTTCTACAGACGGACTTTTAGTAGATGCAACTTGTGATTTCACAGCTACTTCTACGGTAACTATCACAGAGCGTACTTTGACTTTAGAGCCTTTTCAAGTTAACTTACAATTATGTAAAAAAGACTTCTTAGCTTCTTGGCAAGCTGAAGAGATGGGATTCTCTGCTAACAAAGTTTTAGCTAAATCTTTTGCTGATTACTTATTAGCTTACGTTGTTGAGAAAGTTGCTAACTCTATTGAGACTTCTATTTGGAATGGTGTTAATGCTACTTCAGGACAAGTTGCTGGTATCATGACTTTGTTAACTGCTGACGCTGCATTACCAACTGCAAATGAGGTTGCTGGTACAACTTTATCAGCTAGCAATATCATCGAAGAGATGGGTAAATTGGTGACTGCTATTCCAGCTGCTGTATATGGTGCAGATGACTTGAAACTTTATGTTTCACAAGCCGCTGCTAAATTTTACATTCGCGCATTAGGTGGTTTCTCAGTTGCTGCGACATCTAACAATGGTACAGATAACAAAGGTACACAATGGTATACAAATGGAACATTAACATTTGATGGTATTCCTGTATTCGTAGCGAACGGATTAACCGCAAACCAAATGTTAGCTGCTCAAACTTCTAACTTGTTTTTCGGTTGCGGTTTGTTAAATGATTCTAACGAAGTACGTGTATTAGATATGGCTGAATTAGATGGTTCTGACAATGTTAGAATGATTTTAAGAGCTTCTTACGCTGTTAATTACCATTCAGTTTCAGACATCGTAACATACGGAATCACAAACGCAGCTAACTAAAAACTAGCTAATTTTTAATACTAGGGGAGGGGATATACTCCTCCCTTTTTTTATAAACTTTAAAACTATAAATCATGGCATGTGATATTGCAAAAGGTAGGGTTGAAGAGTGTAAAGACCAAGTTGGAGGTCTTAAAGCTGTTTACTTTATCAATTACCAAATAGCAAGAGCGGACATAACGTATGACGCTACAAATACAGATATGATTACAGCAATTACGAATGTAGACGTGTTGTATAAATATGAATTAAAAGGAGTAGACAATACATTTGACCAAGATGTTGTATCTGATAGAAATGCTGGCACAACTTATTTTAGTCAAAAATTAAACATTCGTTTAAAGCATCAAGATATTGCTACGCATAAGCAAATCAAATTACTTTCCTATGGTAGACCTCACATAATAATTCAGACAAACAACGATCAGTTCTTTATTATGGGTTTAGAGCAAGGAGCTGATGTTGTAGGTGGAATGATTTCTACAGGTGGTGAAATGAAATCTGCTTCAGGATATTCTTTGAATTTCGTAGCAGATGAGAAAGTACCAGCTAACTTCTTAAATGCGTCTACATCAACTGCTATGTTAGCGTTATTTACAAGTGCGACTTTAGTTACTTCTTAGTAATAATTTACTTTAAAATACGGGGAATATTGATTAAGTTCAGTATTCCCTTTTTTTATTTAAAAACAAAATTAACAAATTGCAGTTATATTAATATGATAATATTAGAACCTATAACAACAGCACAAGGTTTCGTGATAACACAAAGGTTAACGAATTTAAGCGCATTGCCTAGAGCTAATAAAATACAGATTACAGATGAAGAAACAAATGTATCTAGAGTAATTGATTTAACAAGCACAACTGCTGGGGATTATTATGATACTGTAACTATTACTATCAACCCAGCATTAAAAGAAGGGCATACATATAAGGCTATTCTTTATTACAATACTATCGATAAATACACTTGGAAAGGTAAAATATTCTGCACTGCTCAAATTACTACTTCATTAGGGTTTGCAGATGTTAGAGATTACAGTGTGAACGATGGAAGATATACAGAAAATACAACAATAAACCAATTTATATTAAATGACTAGTAACCACGTTATAGAATTATCTGCATATACTTCACCAATAGTTACGGAAGACAAGCGTAATGAATGGGTAAATTATGGAGAAGACAATAATTACTTCCAATTCTTAATCGATAGATATTCAAATAGTGCTACACATAGTGCTGTTGTGAATAATATTAGTAGATTAATATACGGGAAGGGATTAAGTGCGTTAGATGCGCCTAAAAAACCAAACGATTACGCACAGATGTTGACTCTATTTACAGCAAATGACTTGCGTAGAGTTATCCAGGACTTGTATTTGTTAGGTCAAGGAGCGTTTCAAGTACATTATGATAAAGGACATAAGAACGTAATTAAAGTTTACCACATTCCTGTACAGTTATTAAGACCTGAGAAGTGTGATGAGGACGGAAATATTGTAGGGTATTACTATTCTGACAACTGGGAAGATCCTAAAAAGTTTGTACCTAAAAGATTTGATGCATTCGGTGAGGGTAAAAGTGAGATTGAGATATTAATGATTCAACCATATTCTGTAGGTGCTAAGTATTTTAGTAGAGTTGACTATCAAGGGGCACTAGAATATACTGTATTAGAAGAAAAAATTAGCGAGTATCTTATTAATGAAGTTACCAATGGATTCAGTCCAACGACGATTGTAAACTTTAACAATGGCACACCGACTGATGAGCAGAAAGATGAGATAGCAAGAAATACTATAAGTAAATTAACAGGATCAACGGGTAAAAAAGTAGTTGTGTCATTCAATGAAGATGAAGCTAAGAAAACTACAATCGATAGCGTACCTTTAAACGATGCGCCTGAACATTATCAATATTTGTCAGACGAGTGCAGAAGTAAGATTTTAACAGGTCACTGTGTAACATCACCGCTTATATTTGGTATTGCTACAACTACAGGATTTAGTGCAAATGCAGATGAGCTAAAGAATAGTGTGATACTATTTGACAACATGGTAATAAGACCAAAACAAGAAATATTATTAGAAGCGTTAGATAGTATCTTAGCATTTAATGGTGTATCATTAAAATTATTCTTTAAGACTTTACAACCTTTAGAATTTGTAGACTTATCAAACGCACAATCTACTGAACAAGTTAAAGAAGAAACAGGAGTTGAAATGAGTGCTGAAAAGTCAGAACTTGAAATGCATTTAGATACAATTGGTGAAGATATTTCAGAGGATTGGATTTTAGTAGACGAAAGAGATGTTGACTATGATTTAGAGGATGAATTGGACATGCAATTACAACCTAAAAAAACAATGCTTAATAAAGTGTTAGATTTTGTCTCTGCTGGTGTAGCACGTTCAAATGCAAAGAGTAATCAGGACAAAGTTATTGATGGAATTCAGTGGAAAGTACGTTACCAATATACAGGAAATGCTAATCCACAAAGAGACTTTTGTACTGTAATGATGAGTACTAAAAAAGTTTATCGTAAAGAAGATTTAGAAAATATGAATTCTAAACTAGTCAATCCTGGTTTTGAACATAATGACGAAAAATATAATTTGTTTTTATTTAAAGGTGGGCCGAGATGCAAGCATTCTTTTAAAAGATTAACATTTGCAAGTTTAGAAGGTCAGAACGTGGATGTAAATAGTCCAAAAGCAAGAAAGATAGGTACTAGACAAGCAGAGATTATGGGATACAAGATAACTAATCCTTATCAAGTATCTGTACAACCAAACAATTTACCACTTAAAGGATTTCATCCTAACAATCCAAATTTACCATCAGACGTTAAATAATTATGGCAGAAGCATTATTAATAGGGAAAGCAGATTTGCAAGCGTACACAGCATTAAATGGTAATGTTGATACGGATAAGGTAATACCATTTATTAAGATAGCTCAAGATATTTGGTTATTGCAATACGTAGGTACTGACTTAATGACTAAGATTAAGTCAGATATTACAGCAAGTACATTAACAGGCAACTATGCAACGCTTGTAAATACGTATTTAAAGCCGATGTTGATCCATTTTACGATGGTTGAGTATTTACCATTCGCAGCTTATTCAATTTCTAATAAAGGACTATATAAACATAGTTCTGAGAATGCTGAAATTGTAAGCAAGGAAGAGGTTGATTATTTGATTGAAAAAGAAAAACGTATTGCTGAGAATTACGCGCAAAGATTTTTAGATTACATGGTTGTAAATCAATCATTGTTTAACGAATATTTAACAAATGGAAGTGGCGACGTATTCCCACAGAATGGTAATTACTTATCAAATTGGTATATATGAAGAAAGAGGTATACAAACCTAAACAAAACAATATTATTAAATTAGAGTTATATCTAAAGAAGATAGAAAAAGATGGCAGACAAAAAGATAAGCGAGTTAACACCGAAAGCAACACAGTTACAAGACGATGATCTGTTAATGATTTCCGATTACAACGGAGCTACGTACGACACTAAATCTGTTACAGGTGCTAATATAAGACCTATTACAACTGTAATGTTTAATATTAGTCAAACCAGTACATCTGCTCCTGTAAAGAATTTTAGCTATGAAACAGAAGTCTCTCAAACATTTACACTTGCTAGATTAGCGACTGGTGCTTATACATTAACTGCATCTAGTGCTTTATTTACATCTAGTAAAACATATGTAAGTATAACATTAGGAAGTGGGCCAAATGGAACTTGTGTAAGAGCTGAGCCAACTACATCTACAGTTATAGACTTTGGAACAAGTAATGGTGCTACAGGTAACTTCGTAGATAGCGCATTAACAAATGCAACATTAGAAATCAAAATAATAAAATAGATATGAGTTTACCAAATTTAGATAGATTAGTTGCTACAAAAGGAACTAAGTTAGTGAATGACACAACGGAAGTAACTACGCCAATTGCTGGTATTTTTGTGTTAGAAGATACAGTGTTTACTTCCATTAAAGTTAGTGGATCGGATGCTAAGGCAACGTATATTACAACTCCGGCAACGGCAATAAAAGGTGGTGCGTTGATTACAGGACAAGGTGTGTTATTCAGCGGTGTAAAATTAACAAGCGGTTCAGTTAACTTAATATTAGGTTAGGATGTTTTACGGTTACGGAATACTAAACAATCACGTACCTACTTTACGCGCAACCGTTATGGGTGGTGGTTCAGTTGATGCAGACGCACTTTCATTTATTTCTGCTGCTAGTATTACCAATACCACTCAAAAAAGTGCTATAAATAAATTGGTTACTGACTTAAAAACAGCTAGCATTTGGAGTAAAATGAAAGCTATATATCCATTTGTAGGTGGTACAGCTTCACAGCATAGGTTTAATCTTAAAGACCCAAGAACAGTAACTGCGGCATTTTACTTGGATTTCTTAGGGGGTGGTACACACAGTTCATCTGGTTATTTACCAAATGGAAATTCATATGCTGATACTAAGTTAGGTGCTAACTTACTACAAACCAATAACCACTTATCGTATTATTCAAAAACCTCAACAGTAAATACGGAATGTGAACTGGGTGTATATAATGATTTACCTTCAGCTATAATATCTCAATTAAGGCCTGCTGGTAACTACATAAGTGGACAAAATGGTGGGGTTGTTAGTTTTACAACAACAAGTTCTGCATTAGGATTTTGGATAGGAACAAAAACAAGTGACACTAATAGAAAAGGTTATTTAAACGGCACATTACAAGCCACTTCTACTTCTTCTGATAATCAAGTATTACCCTCATTAAATGTTTTCTTAGGAGCAAGAAACAAAGGAGGAACAGCAGCCGAACTTTATTCTACAAAACAATGTGCATTTGCATCTATTGGTGATGGTTTAACAGATGCTGAAGCAGATAACTTCTACACAGCAATACAAACATACCAAACTACATTAGGTAGACAAGTATAATAACTAAAAATGGAAAACGTATATAAATTAACAATCGAACAAAAAGACCAATTAGTTGGTCAAACTTGGGATGGAGTACAGTACTTTAACCCCACTCAAGATGCAGACGAAAACTGGTTTATTTCAGTTGAAGAAGTAAATGGGTGCACACACCAAGGTGCAACTGAATGGGTTCATGGATTACCACTTATTCCTTATAATCCATTAATTTCTGAATCTCCATTATAATGCAAGAAATAAGTAGTATATTAAATTCCAAGTTATCACCTATTATGATATTCATATTAGTGGTATTAGTAGTTGTATTATATTACTTTCATAAACCTATATCAACATGGTTTACTTCATTAATTAAGCGTAAAGAGAAAATACAAGATATTAAGTCTTTAAGAGCACATGATATATTTAATACTTTGCAACGTGTAAAGCAAGAAGTATCACACATGAAATTCTATACACATGGAGTGTTTGATGCTAATAAGTCTAGAATGTGTAGCGATTTTGCTAAATTTAAATGCAATGTTTGTACTGATAAATTTCTTGAATTCTTAGATAATGATTTTAGTAAAATAAATTCAGACGAATTGAAGCAATTAATGCTTAAGGAGATGTGGGGAATGCACGCAGAATACATAAAACAAATTCGAGCGTTTTGGATTCAAAAAGGAATTACAAACCAAGATGTGGATTATGTGATTGAGCTATTTGAAAAATTTAGATACGATGTTGTTGTGTCTTTTCAAAATAGAATAGATGCAATATTTGCAAGTTCTTATCATAAAAACAACTTTGAAAAAATACTAGCTTGTTACGAAATGTATGCTATGGGAATAGATTTGCTTGCTAAAGATATGTTGACTACATTTGAAGCATTAAACGGAAGATTTACTAATATAAACTACATATGAAATTAATAGACAGAATAAAAGCACCACGTCCAAATTTTTGGGTAAAAGTTGGCAAAGTAGGTGTAGCACTTACAATTGTAGGTGGTGTATTAGTTACTCCACTTCCAATGGTAGGAGGTGTATTGCTTACAATCGGAGCAACAGTTAAGTCAATCTCTCATTTAGCTACAGAAGATAATGGATCAATTAACAATAGATAGGATAGCAACTGCACATCCTAAAATCAGAGAAGAGTTAAAGAATTATTATATCGAATGTAATAATAAGTTACCTAAGGGTGTTAGATTGCGTTTTGCGTACGTTTATCGAAGTGTAGAAGAACAAAACAAGCTATACAGTCAAAGACCTAAAGTTACGAACGCTAAAGGTGGTCAATCGATACATAATTATGGATTAGCTTTTGATATAGCTATACTACTAGATAAGGATAATAACGGAACTTTTGAGAGTATCGATTGGAATATTAGCTCTCCTTACTTTAAATTAGTAGTAGAATACTTTAAATCTAAAGGGTATGAACATGGAGGTGATTGGAAAAACTTTAAAGACTACCCTCACTTCCAGAAAGCATTTGGTCACACGTGGCAAAGTTTAAAAGTAAAAGATAGTTTCAAAGATATAAACGGACTAACTTATCCAAAAATATAACCACACATACTATAGAATAGTACGTTCGACGCAATCTCAAAAGGGTTGCGTTTATTTTTTTTAAAGTTTTTTGTTATGATATTATAATAAAAGTATTATATTTGTAAGGTATTAACAATTTAAAAACTAGAAATTATGATAGAATTAGTATTAGGTGGTGCAATTTACTGGGTAATTAGCCACATTGAAGAAGAACGTAAAATTAAAAAAAGATTAAAAGACGCTAAAAAGAAAGTATTTCCACAGGATCGTATCCAATATTATACAAGTTTATAGTTATGTTTGTAGCAAAAATGATATTAGCGATTATAGTAATAACCATTACAATACTATTTATGTTATGACAAGTGAATTAGCAAGGAAGTTAAGCACAGAGACTCTTACAAATAGACTGCATAAACAGCCGTTTAACGTAACTATTTTAAAAGAGTTGAACAAACGTGCGACAAAGGTACATAAATGCCAAATAGAAGGCTTAAAACGCATCGAATTAGAGAAACTTAGAATGCAAACAAAAGTAGGTTTAGGATATAAAAACGAAGCGTACTTTACAGAAGATGAAATGTTAAACGGATTCAGTTGTACGTACAATGATTTAAGTCCAAGCGAAAAAGTAATATATGATAAATTATGAAGAAATGTTTTACTTGCAGAAATAACTACCCTATGTTTATGTATCATTTAGATGACTCTAAATACAAGATAAAAGCAAATAAGGGTAAGACTATAGAATGTAGGTTTTGTTCGCTTAAACGCAATTTAACCGACAAAGGGTTTACGCATAGGATAGATGGAAAGTTTACCTTTACGCATGCAACCAAAACAAAAATAATACTTAATTTTTTTAAACGATGACGTGTCCTAATTGCAAAAAAGAAACAAGTTGTGGTTGTAAATCATGTGCGGATAGACCAAGCAAATACGAATGTAATATAATGGAAGGAGATACAATTGAATGTCCTTACTGTAATTTTAAAAGTAGTTTTGATGTATGGTTAGATTATGAATATAACAACTTTACTACATAATAGTTGTAGTAAAGCCTATTGCTTGGACTCCTATCGTAAATGGTAGGAGTTTTTTTGTGCAAAACAATTACCTAAATACGTAGTTACTTAATTGTACCAATACGTATTTTAAATGGTTGAATTCAAAACCGAGATAATAGAGCTCTACAAACAAGGAGTTACTATTACTGAAATTGCAAAGAAAATCTGCAAAGAAAACAACCTAGAATATTCTGACACCAAAAGAAGGCAAACTTCTAAAATACTAGATAGAGCCAAAAACAAAGGTGTATTCGATGAGTGTGAATCCGTAGGAATAGATCCTGAGAAAATAAAGAATTATTGGTATAAAGGAAAGCACTATTCTATCAATGTTAAAGGTGAAAGTGACACTTTTAAATATGAAGACTTTAAAGAAGACTTTATAGCATCTGTTAATGACATCAAGCCTAACTATATTCAGATAATTAGAACGGATTCAGAGGAAGAGTCACACTGCTTACTGATAGATCCTGCCGATATTCACGTAAACAAACTATGTTCTGTATTTGAAACAGGTGAGGAATACAATTCGCAGATGGCAGTACAACGTGTTAAGGATGGCGTAGCGTCTATTTTAAGCAAGTCTAAGGGCTTTAATATAGATAAGATAATACTTATTGTAGGTAACGATGTTTTAAACACTGACAACACGCGAAATTCAACTACAAAATTTACCCCACAAGATACGCATCTTAAATGGTTCGACGCCTTCTTAATGGCAAAGCAACTATACATCGATATTATTAGTACACTCGTAGCTATTGCAGACCTGGAAGTAGTCTATAATGTATCTAATCACGACGAGATGTCAGGGTTCTTCTTAATGGATTCAATTTACTCCTGGTACAACGAACACCCAAACATTAAATTTGATAGGTCACCATCACATCGTAAATACACAACGTACGGAAAGAACTTAATAGGCACAACTCACGGAGACGGAGCTAAACAAAATGATCTTCCATTATTGATGTGTCACGAAGCCAGCCAACATTGGCACGATTGCAAGCATAGATATTGGTTTACTCACCACGTACACCACAAAACAAGCAAGGATATAATGAGTGTACAAATTGAATCACTACGTTCACCATCACCCGCAGATAGTTGGCACCACAAAAGCGGATATCAACACTCGCCACTAGCAATAGAAGGCTTTATATTCCATAAAACACATGGGCAAGTTTGCAGAATTACTACAATTTTTTAAGCCTATACCCTTAAATAAAAATTTAATTATGGCAAAAGTAACACTAGAATTTGACTCAATAGAAGATAGCGAAGATTTAAAATGTGCATTGTTCGGATGGAAGTACGCATTTGTAATTGACGAACTAGATCAATACTATAGAAGCATCTATAAATACTCTGAAATAGGTAGCGAAATTGAAATGGCAGAACAAGTACGCAATAAAATTCGTGAAATAATGCATGATAATGGATTGATGATGGAATGATACCTAATCTTAAATAAAGTGTACTGGGCTGTAACGTAGTGATAGCAAGGGATACAAGGTAAGCTGGTACTAATGTACAGATTTTTTACCCACTTCTATATATATTTTATTTTCTGCTTTATTACTTTAAAACTTTTTTTTTATTTTTTTGCCGAAAAAACCGATAATTTGTACCTATTTACTCTGTAACGTAGACTATACTTGGCTTTGAGGCAGGTACACATTTTTAAAAAATAGGTACTTATTCTATTAAAAGTGTACTTATCTATTTAGAATTAATATAAATAACAATATTTTTTTAAAATAAGTGAAACAAGTAAAGAATATTTGAGTTATATTTGTACGGTAGAGTGGAAGCTACAGATAAGAACTTTTTTAAACTCCTCGAGTTGACGTGTCTTCCACCACTGATACTCGGGGTTTTTTATTTTATCAACTTTTTATAATGAGCAAGAATGGTAGAAGAGTAGAAGCATCTGGAAGAACATTACAAGGATCAATTTAATAATAGAGTAGATAATTTAAAAATATGTTAGTATCAATATTTAAGACTGTAATGGATAGTTCTAATCCATTCAACAAAGATGTTTACTATGCTTTAGATAGAATAAAGATAGGTAAGAGTAAAGCATTAAATGAACAAATTAGAGCAACTGAATCAAAGGATGAACAAAACAAATTAAAGAAGGGACTGCCTGGTGTTTGTTTTAATGGAACCTTTAAGCAAAGGTCAATAAGAGGTGTAGATAAAAGGTCAGGATTAATAATACTAGACTTTGATGGATTACCTACTTTTGAAGATACTATTAAATTCAAAGAAGAAATATGCAAAGATGAATTTGTATTTTCTAGTTGGATCTCTCCAAGTGGTAAGGGTATAAAGGTACTAGTTAAAATAGCCACTACAGGAGAGCATAAGAACTACTTCTTAGCTTTAGAAAAACACTTTAATTCTCAGTATTGGGACAAGTCTTCTTCTAATATTGATAGATTTTGCTTTGAATCATACGATGAAAACTTATTTTTAAACAAAAAATCTAAAGTATGGACTGAATGTGAGTCATTATCTATTTCAGATATAGGTGTACAAGAGCCATTACTAGCTATTAAATCAGACAATAGAATTATATCTAATTTGTTGAAATGGTGGAATGATAATCATGGAATGGTAGCTGGTCAAAAGAATAATAATCTTTTTAAACTAGCTGCTGCTTTAAATACATTTGGTATTAATATAAGAGAAGCTGAAAATGTATTAATGCAATTTGATGAAGGAGGAAAAGAGAAAGAAATTTTAATGCTTTTAAATTCTGCTTATAAAAATGTACATGAATTTGGAACTAGATTCTTTGAAGATACTCAGACTAAACATAAAATTGAAAAACAAATTAGAAGTGGTAAAAAAGTAAAGGAAATATTTAATTCATTCCCTGAGTATAATGAGTCAGATTTAGAAAGTTGCGTATCAGGATTAAAAGAACGTGTAGAAATGGAAGACTTTTGGTCACATGATCAAGAAGGAAAATGTAAACTTTCTCCACATAAATATAAATTTTGGTTACAAGAGAATAATTTCTTTAAGTATTTTCCAACAAATAGCAATACATATACATTTATCCGTAAAGACCAAAACTTAATCGAAGAAACAAACGAGAAGAGAATAAAAGATTTTGTACTAGATACATTATTGCAACGTGATGACATTGGATTCATGCCTTATGACATGATGGCATCCACTACTAAATACTTTACAAGTGAGTTTTTATCTTGTTTAGAAAGTGCTGAAATAGAAATAAAAGAAGATACTATAGATAAAGCATATTTGTACTATAATAATTGTGCTTTAGAAGTATCTAAAAACGAAGTAAAGAAGATAGATTATATTGACATTAAAGGGTTTGTATGGAAGAAACAATTAATTGATAGAGACTTTGAAAGTTTTGACCATCACGATGCTGTATTTAGAAAGTTTTTATGGCTAATTGCTGGTAAAGATATAAGTAAATACAACTCATTTAAGTCAGTAATTGGATATTTAATGCACTCTTTTAAAACTAGTGCTAATAACAAAGCAATTATTTTTAACGATGAGACTATTTCAGAGAATCCAAATGGCGGAAGTGGTAAGGGATTGTTTTGGAATGCACTTGCAAAGATGAAAAAAGTTGCATCTATAGATGGTAAGACTTTTGAATTTAATAAATCATTTCCTTATCAAACTGTTTCAACAGATACACAAGTTTTGATATTTGACGATGTTAAAAAGAACTTTAATTTTGAGTCTTTATTCTCTTTAATTACTGAAGGTATTACATTAGAATACAAAGGACAGGATGCAATAAAATTACCTGTAAATAAGTCCCCAAAGATATTAATTACAACTAACTATACGATTGGTGGTATTGGTGGATCTTTTGAACGTAGAAAGTTCGAAGTTGAAATGAGTGACTATTTTAGTTTTAAACATACACCACTAGATGAGTTTGGACATATGCTATTTGACGAGTGGGATAATAAAGAATGGTTGAGATTTGATAATTATATGATTAATTGTTGCCAATATTATTTAGAAAATGGATTAGTTAAGCATAATTTTAATAACTTAGACATCCGTAAATTTATTAAAGAAACTTCATACGAATTTTATGAATGGTGTAACGATGGCAATTTACCATTTAATGTTCGACTTTATAAAGATGATTTGCATGATTTATTTATAAAAGATTATACTGATTTCCATAAGCTATCTAAAAAAAGATTTACATCATGGTTATCTACTTATGCAGTATTTTATAAGCATAAGACATTTGAAGGAAAAACTAATAATAGAAGGTGGGTAGAATTTGAAAATAAAACTGAATCACCAATTATTCCATCTGATGATATATGGGATTCACCAGAATTAAAAGGACTATGAAAGAATCAATAAATAAATACATAAGATGCATCAATGAGTATGATGTTATCTTATCAGGTAAAAGTTATGAAATATTTTCTTATTACTACGATGTAAAAGATGCATTTGGATTCATAAAAAAAGAAGGCGAAATGTATCTAATAGATGAACATTTAAACGAAATTAACTTAAAAGACATTTAAACTATTTAATTAAGAAGTATGAACTTAGGAGTATTTGATTGCAGTACAGGATTAATAAACACTTTATATCATGATAAACTACAAGATATAAGTGTTAGAACATCAACAATAAAAGACATGTTATTAGTTGACAAACTACAAAAAGAAAATAGTAATGCTGTTGGATTCATTCAAAAGACTATTTGGGAAGATTATGTATGGGGTGGAAAACGAAACTTTATTGTGTTAATTTGTGAAGCAAACAACGATGCTGTTGGCTATGTTTTAATAACACCAGCACGTGGAAGCTATAAATATGCTAAGATTCAACAAATAGCAGTAAGAAACGATGCGAGAAGATTACACTACGGAACGGCTTTAATAGATGTTTGCAGACAATTTTGCGAAAAATTCCATAGGATAGGATTTACCTTAAGATGCAGAACGGATTTAGATAGCAATTTCTTTTGGAAAAGTTTAGGATTTGAAAAATATGGTATGTGGGAAAAAGGTAAATTAAATCATGTAGGTTTTAAAGCTAGCAATGATATTAATCTTTGGAAAATAGATTTGAATAAAAATATATTAATGTTAGATTTATGAAACGATATAAAATAGAATTGCCAATATATTATGGATTTATTGAAATAATAAGCTGTAAGAATTATAATAAAATCAATGAAGAATTAGGAATAAATGTTGATAATAACGTACAAGCCTTTGCATACAAAAAAGAACCACATAATTATGTAGTATGTTTTAGTGATAATAAAGATTTATCTATTATAGTTCATGAAGTAGTACATTTAGTTAATTTTATCTATGAAGACCATAATATTCAACTATCTAAAACAAACGACGAGCCACAAGCATACTTAACACAATACTTATTTAGTGAAATAGTTTCTAAAATTAATAAAGCGGCAGAAGATTTAATATGGAAAAGATAAAAGAATTACGTTCGTACCAACTAGACCTATCCAAGAAAGCTGTACAAATACTCCGAGATAAGAATATAGTGTACTTAGCCATGGAAGTTCGTTTAGGCAAAACTTTGACTGCATTAAATACTTGTGAGTTGTATGGTGCTAAGTCGGTCTTATTTGTGACTAAAAAGAAAGCAATGTCATCTATAGAGTCGGATTATGCTAGTATGCCGTTTTCTTTTGATTTAGTAGTTATAAATACAGAATCAATACATAAGGTAGTTGGACAATTTGATGTTATTATAAGTGATGAGAATCATAAATACGGAAGTTTCCCAAAGCCAAGTAAAGGTGCAAAAGAATTTAAACAACGATACTCAAATTTGCCACTTATATTCTTAAGTGGCACACCTCACCCTGAGTCGTATTCTCAAATATACCATCAATTTTGGATAAGTAAGCACACACCATTTCATCAATACCCATCTTTTTATAAATGGGCATCAACATTCGTAAACGTAACTACAAAGCATTTAGGATATGGAATGATTAAAGACTATAAAGATGCAAAGAAAGAATTAATAGAAGCCGTAATTAAACCTTATATGATAACGTACACACAAAAAGAAGCTGGATTTAGCTCTACAATCAATGAAAAGATAATATACGTTGAAATGAAAGAGTCAACATACGCACTAATTAAGCGTTTAGAAAATGATTTAATCGTACAAGGCAAGCATGAAGTGATACTTGGGGATACATCGGTTAAGTTAATGTCTAAATTGCATCAACTGTATTCAGGTACTATTAAATTTGAAAGCGGAAACACAGCTGTATTAGATTATTCTAAAGCAATACGTATCTATACAATGTTTAAGAGTAGACAAATTGCAATATTCTATAAGTTTAAGGCTGAATTAGATGCTTTGGAGTTCATATTTGGAGATACACTAACAACAGACCTGGACGAGTTCAACACAACAACCAAGTCAATAGCTTATCAAATAGTTTCAGGTCGCGAGGGTGTTAATTTAAGCCGTGCATCTTCATTGGTATATATGAATATAGACTTTAGTGCTGTATCTTATTGGCAAAGTCGTGACAGGTTACAAACTATTGACAGACTAGAAAATAACATTTACTGGTTCTTTGCAAAAAATGGTATAGAGGATAAAATTTACAAAGCAGTTATGAATAAAAAAAATTATACATTGGATGTATTTAAGAAAGATTATTAGTATCTTTATATTCGTGTAGTTGCGGACACATTAAGAAATTTAATAATTGCTATTAGTGAGTAGAGACCGCAACCTCGAAAGCTAATAGCTTTTTTTTTATGGAAGAAATATTTAAAGACATAATTGGATATGAAGGATCGTATCAAATTAGTAATTTAGGAAAGGTAAAAAGCTTAAGTAGATTAGTAGATAATCATTCAGGATTCAAAAAGAAACTTAAAGAGAAGTTTTTAAAAACACATATAAGTAAAACTGGATATTTTATTGTTGACCTAAAGCTTAATAGTAATAGAGTAACATTCAAAGTACATAGGTTAATAGCTATCCATTTTATTCCAAAGATAAATGGCAAAGATTATGTAAATCATATTAACGGAGTAAAAACCGATAATTCAATAATAAATCTTGAATGGTGTACTATATCAGAAAATAATAAACATGCAATAGAAATTGGATTAAAAAATGATAAAGGATACAACAATTCTAGATCTAAATTAACAAAAGAAAATTTATTAGAAATTAGAAATTCAAATCTAAAAATAAAAGATTTAGCAGTAAAATATAATGTTAATTACAGCACAATATTAAGAGTTAAAAAAAATAAAACTTATATAAATCAATAATATGTCAGAGTCAAAAATTCAAGCGAGTTGCATAAAATATGCTAAATCGAAAGGCTGGTATGTTCTCAAAGTAATTAAATGTAACGTAAACGGATTCCCTGATTCAGCACTTTTTAAGGATGGTAAAACATTTTTTGTTGAATTTAAAACAGCTATCGGAAAGCAATCAAAACTACAGGAATACGTTGAGAGTGAATTGATTAAGCAAGGATTCAAGTATTATCTTATTCGAGACCTAAAAGAATTTCAAAATATAATTACGGAAATGATATGATATTATAATAAAAGCATTATATTTGTAGAAACAAACAAACAAAAAACTAGAAATTATGAGTGTATCACCTTATTTAAAAGCAAAGTTTGAAACTAATTTCGCAACAGGAGAAAGCAAATTAGTAGACGACAAATCAAAACTAGAAAGCCTAGAAAGATTAATTAATTCATTCGATAAAGTTATCAATGGAATGAATATAGATAGTGATTTTGTTAGAGGACAAAAATTAGTAATAGAACTTTTAAAAGCACATACATTATGACAACTGAAGAGAAAGTAAGAAAGTACGATGAGTTAATGCTAACCATCCAAGAAATGGAAATTATGTATACGAAAGCATTGGATAAATATCCAAGCCTTACACAGATTATCCAAGAAAAATTAAACGTTTTAAAACTAGTTAGATTATGAAAATAGTAGCAGATTTAAGTGAGAAACACGAAATTAACCTAAAGCAAATTAAAAGGCTAGGTTACATCTTAAATGAAGAAGTAAGCACCAAGCCAGGACAAGTTACCCTAGCAATGGACATCCTACAATACTTAATGTGGGAATTTAGTGAACCTGAACTAATAGAAATAATCTTAAAAAACAAAGACAATGAAAGAGCATAATATAGACGCTATGAAATATCGTAAACATTCGCACCTTGCTGGTGTAGATGTAGCAATAATTACAGCAGAGAAAGGTAATTGCATACTTACAATAAAAGATGCATACTACTCAAAAGGTGTTGATGTAAGTGGTAACAAGACCGATGGCTACTTCCTAGAGTTTGAAGAAGGTGTTATGGACATGGTATGTAATAGTTCTAATCGTAAAATGATTGCTAATAACCTAGTACTAGAAAAAGGATTATCACTTTTGGATTCACGGAACATAGGTAACTGGATTGGTACTAAGGTAGAGTTACAATTTGACGAGACAATTAGAATGATGGGTAAAGTAGTTGGTGGTATCAGAGTTAAAGGATTCAAACTACTTCCTAACTTAGAGCCAGAATCACCAAACTTCGATGCAGTTAAGAAAGCATTACAAGGTGGTAACTATACAATTGAACAAGTAAAAACAAAGTATAACGTAACAGATGCAGTTGCTAAATTATTAGAAAATGGGAAGTAAGATATACCGCCATCGAGCAAGTCAATCAGGCTTGCTCTTAACAAATGGCAAAGACGATTTAAAGTTAGGTGCGTCAATGATTACTTACCTAAAGAAATGGTATGCAGAACAAAAGTCGGGAGTACGTGACGAGATAGATTCCAAGTACTTTCGTAAAGGTAATATGATGGAAGATGAAGCTATTGACATTTGTGCTGAACGTTTTGGATTAGGTATACTAGAAAAGAATATAGTACATTTTAACGATGAACACTTCAATGGTACTCCCGATGTTATTACAGATGAGTTTGTAATCGATACTAAATGTTCATGGGATTACGTTACTTTTTTAGATGCTATAACAAGTCCAATCAATAAAGACTACGAAGCACAATTACAAGTGTATATGCATTTGACAGGTGTAAAGAAAGCAAAGTTAGTCTATGTATTGTTAGACACACCCGCTGAAGCTAACTACGGCAACGATATATTCTACAGTCATATGCCAATTAACGAACGCTTTTATAGTTTTGAGTTGGAATACAATGAGTCAATGATTTTAGCAATGCAAGATAAAGTAAATAATTGTAAAATATTTTTAAATGATTATGATGCAAGAATCAAACAACTGCTGGGTTAAGCTGCTACGAGATAAGCGAACAAATGAAATTGTCCGTTTGCTATTTGATACAGATAGATTCGCTAGAATAAAGAATAATAAAGGAATTGAAATAGTCCTAAGTAAACATAGTCTAACACTTAATTTTGAAGAGATATGAATAAACAGATAAACAATACGTTCCAAGTGCTTCTTCTGATGCAAATTGCACTTGAAAAGTTAGAAGATATGGACGATGGAAACATCTTTAGAGAGAATAACTATGATACAATAGATAACTTTATTAAGTATCTCGAATCAAATGTAGAACCGTTGACAAGTGAAATTAACGTACAGGAGTCAGATCAGTACGTGTACATCACGAAGAACATTCGTAAAGTAATTGATAAAATTAGAATCAAATGAAAATAATTATAGCAATGTGTGTTTGGTGCGTTCTAACAAGTTTTAAAGCTACTTACTATAGTGATACATTCCATGGTAAAGTTATGCGTTCAGGAGCAATCTATGATATGAATAAATTGACATGTGCTAGTAATACACATGAGCTAGGAACTAAACTAAAAATAACTAACCTGGATAACGGGAAGTCGGTTATAGTTAAAGTAACAGACACAGGATCATTCCGTAAAGTAACACTAGACTTATCAAAGAAAGCATTTGAACGGATAGCTGAATTAGATAAAGGAGTAATTAATATTAAAATAAAGAAGATATGACAAAGAAAGAAGAACTTAAGCACGAACTAAAAATGGAACAACTATTAGTAAGTCAATTGTTTGAGCAAATACGAGAATTAAAGCATGAGAATGCAGTAATGCGAGATGATTTGTACAATCTAAGTAAAGAATACTTCACGCCAAAAGATGCAATCGTAGCAAAGGTTATCGAAGCATACAAAACAAGGTCTGAAGTAGGTATAGCGAAGTATGGAACTACACTAGAAGGTAATAATACAGATGATTTTCTACAGCATCTACAGGAGGAATTAATGGATGCTAGTTTGTACATCGAGAAACTGAAGGATATTGCATCAAAATTAAATAAATAATGCTTATATTAGTCAAAAATTAAAAAGGATGAGTAAATTTAAAGGAGTGATTACACACATTGGAGATGTAATCGAATTAGGGAACTACAAAAAGCTGTATGTTCATGTAGTAGAAAATGAAGGAGAATATCCTCAATCATGTAACTTCGAAGTGTTTGGAGAAGCAAAAGTTGATAACGTCCTTAAGTACAATAGAGTAGGAGATGTGGTCGAAGTAGATTACAACCTTAAAGCTCAAGAGTCTAAACGTGAAGCTGGTGTATTCTTTAACACTATTCAAAGCTGGAAGATAACCAAGCATGACTAAGCAAATAGAATTAATAGCACAAAAACATAAAGACTGGGTGAATATCGCTCGGTCTTTTGGTGCTAAAACGGAAGCCGAGGACATAGTACAGGAAATGTATATTCGATTAGATAAATACATCAAACCTGATCAAAAGATTTCTACATCATTTGTATGGATTACTTTACGAAATATATACTTTGACTTCCTAAAGAAAGAACCAATCACGTTTGAACTAGATAAGGCTATTTCCGAGGATGTTTCTGACACCGAAAGTATAATTGCATACGGAGAACTAAATAAACGCCTTAGAGATGAACTTAATAATGTTGATTGGTTTGACAAAATGCTATTCGAACTATACGTGACAAGTGGTAAGTCAATGAGACAACTATCTAAAGAGACAGGAATCAGTCTCTCTTGTATATTCTATACCACCAATAGAACAAAAACACACTTACAGAGTTTACTTATTGAAGACTATCAAGATTACTTAAACGAAGATTTCGAATGGCTAAAAGAAAAGCAACAGGACTAGGGGATACAATAGAGAATGTACTCCAAGCAACAGGACTAGATAAGGTAGCAAAGTTTATATTAGGAGAAGATTGTGGATGTGATGAACGTAAAGCAAAACTTAACGAATTATTTTCGTATACTAAAAAACCACTTTGTCTTATTGAAAATGAATATGAAGTATTGACTACATTACTTCCATTAGTTCAACATAAAATGACACCAATAGAACAAATGGCATTGCTTAAAATATATAATAGAGTATTTCAAGCTAAGAATCAAATGACATCTTGTGGATCTTGTTTAAGAGATATGATAAACTCATTAAATAAAGTATATGGCACCTATAACGCTAATTGAATGTATTGAAAGTTGTAGCGAAAAAAGACCGATGAGAAGGATCCGTTATTCAAGAGGTTTTGAAAACGAAGCAAAAGAAATCAATTACAACTATAACAAAATACAATTAGAAAGAGCTGAAGATATAGGTGGTAAAACTATAATAGTAAATTACTATGATACAAAATGATATAATACAAGTTATAAATACAGGTAGTTTCTTTTTAGTAATTTGCCTTAATTAAAACTTGATTAACCAATATTTTTTTCAAGATGGCAAATGGACATGGAGGGCCAAGACCTAACTCTGGTAATAAAACAAAGCAAGACTTTGAAAAGACTAATCATATTTTTATAACTGCTATAAAACAATTGAAGTCAGTTGATACAGATGATGATGCTAGAATAGAATTAGCTAAAGATTTACTTACATTTGAAAGAGGTAAAATATTTATATCTGAGCATATATTCGGTAAACCTAAAGAAAGAGTTGAGTCAGATGTTACAATTAATACAACAACACTTAAAGATTTGATTAACTTTGGTAGTACTGAATCCTAAATATAAAAACTTTGGAAGTGATAGCAGATATTTTATTGTTACTGGTGGTAGGGGTAGTGGTAAGTCTTACAGCATTAACTTGCTACTTCTACTACTTACGTATGAAAGTGGGCATACCATTCTATTCACAAGATATACACTTACTTCTGCTCACGTTTCTATTATTCCTGAATTTATTGATAAGATTGATGTACTAGGTAAGCACTCAGATTTTCATATAACAAAGGATGAGATTATAAACTTAAGAACAGGAAGTAAGATATTATTTAAAGGAATCAAAACAAGTTCAGGAACTCAAACAGCAAACCTTAAATCTTTGGCTGGAGTTACAACTTGGATATTAGATGAAGCGGAAGAACTTACAGATGAAGATACATTTGATAAGATAGATTATTCAATAAGATCTAAAGACAAACAGAATAGGGTAATACTTATTTTAAATCCAGCAACTAAGGAACACTTCATTTATCAAAAGTTCTTTGAAGCAAAAGGAATTGAAGCTGGGAGTAATGTAATCAAAGGTGATACAACATACATTCACACGACATACTTAGATAATTATAACAATTTATCTGAATCTTTTTTAAATCAAATACAAACAATAAAAGAACGTAGACCTGATAAGTATAAACACACTATCCTCGGGGGCTGGTTAGAAAAGGCAGAGGGCGTCATCTACACCAACTGGAAGATAGGAGAGTTTAATAAAGATAATGGAAGTGTGTTCGGTCAGGATTATGGTTTTAGTAACGATCCATCTACATTAATTGAAACGTCAATTGATAAGACTAACAAAAGAATCTACATTAAAGAGCACGTACATAAGCAAGGTTTAACAACAAGTGAACTATCACAACTAAACCAACAATTTGCAGGACGTGATTTAATAGTAGGGGATAATTCAGAACCTAGATTAATAGCAGAACTTAAGGCAAGAGGGTTGAATATAGTAGCAACAATTAAAGGTGCAGATTCAGTTAAATATGGGATAAGTTTAATTCAAGATTATGACTTGATTATTGAAGAAAATTCCGTAAATTTGATAAAAGAATTGAACAACTATTGCTGGCTAGAAAAGAAGAGTGAAACACCGATAGACAAATACAATCACTGCTTAGATGCAATGAGATATGCAATTAGTTATCAATTAGCGAATCCAAACAAAGGGAATTATAGTGTATATTAAAACAACAAAATATGAAAACAGAAGTTAAAGAAGTAGAATTCAAAGTACCAAACAAGAAAGACATCTTGAAAGAAACAGCAAACAAAATCATTCAAGATTTTCAAAACGAACATGGGGCAGATTGGAAGTTGAATTGTTATGAAGCAATTGACAACGAGATAATGAAGTTCGAAGGATCTTTGCAGTATTGGAGAGGAATAAGAAAATTAATTAAATGAAGTTAGAATTAGTAATACCAACATCTTTAAATGAGATACCTTTGATGCACTACCAAAAATACATGGTAGTTGCATCGAATAAGGATAACTCGGAGTTGTTTATATCTCAGAAGATGATTGAGATATTTTGTGGTATAGAGTTAAAGAATGTAGTTAACATTAAGCTATCAGATGTTATTGACTTGGTAACACATTTCAAGAAAATATTTGATAAGAAACTAGAACTAAAAAAGACATTTGAAATACAAGGTGTAAAGTTTGGATTCATTAATGAACTTGAAGATATATCCTTTGGAGAGTATGTGGATTTAGAGTCTAACATAATCGATGTACAATCATTCCATAAGGCAATGGCTGTTATGTATCGGCCTATAACAAGTCAGAAGGGGGATAAGTATACCATAGATAAATATAGTGGCACAGCGAACTATGCTGAATTGATGAAGTACGCTCCTTTAGATGTTGTATTACCAGCATCGGTTTTTTTTTGGAATTTAGGAAACGAACTATTGACAGCTACCCTGTCTTATTTGGAGAAACAGATGACGAAGAAGAGCAAAACGATTTTAGCGAGACAACTCAATTTGGACAACGGTGGGGATGGTATCAGTCAATATATCAACTCGCTAAAGGAGACATTACAAAGTTTGACAGAGTTACAGAACAAGGATTATTTGAGTGCTTAACGATGTTGACATTTGAGAAGCAGAAGTCAGAAATAGAAACTAGACAAATAAAAAGAGCACATGAAAGGGTACTATGATTTTACAACAGCATTATACAATCATTTAATAAGTGATCCGTTAATTAATCAAGTTTCAAAAGGTAGCGTAGATAAGATTACAAACGCTAAAAAAGATATGTATCCATTAGCTCACGTTATGATTGATAACGGGGGCTTTGAAGGCAATACAATAAGATTAAATGTATCTATAGTTATCATAGATATTGTTGATTATACAAAAGAAGATTTAACCAACTTATATTTTGGGAATAATAATGTAGATGATATCCATAATCAAACATTAATGATCTGCCAACGTGCATTCGAAAGCATGAGACGAGGTCAAATGAGTGATGATTATTCTATTGAATCTGACACGGCATCTTTTGATTTCTTTGAAGATAGATTTACAGACCAGGTTGCTGGAACGACTATGACTTTCGATGTAATAATGGCAAACCAAATGACTATATGTTAAATGTACAGGAAGAATTAGACAAGTTTAAGAAGTACGTAATACAGCAATCTAAATCTAATCTATCTAAGCTAAAAAAAAACGATAGAAAAGGTCTGTATAATACGATTAAAGGTGAAGCAAAGGCAATGCCTAACTCTTTCTACCTTGCATTTGATTTAGGTGAGTATGGTGCATATGTAGATAAAGGTGTAAAGGGTGCAGATCCTTCTCAGGTTTCTCCAAACGCAAAGATAAAAGGACAGCAAGCGCCAAATAGTCCGTACAGTTTTAAAAATAAAAAACCACCATCAGACTTAATTGCAAAGTGGGCACAAAGAAAAGGCTTAAGGTTGCGAAATAAACAAGGTCAATACGTTAAAGGTAGCTATAAAGCAATAGGATTTATTACAGCAAAAAACATTTGGGCGCGAGGTATTAAGCCTTCATTGTTCTTTACAAAACCATTTGAGAAGGCATATAAAAATCTACCTGAAGAATTAATCGTTAAATACGGATTGGATGCTGAAGAGTTATTTAAGTATACAATCAAACAACCTGAAAAATAATGGCTAATATTTTTGCAAGAAGTCCCTACATTATAAACATCAACGTATCGGGACAAATAGGAAGTAAAATACAGATATTTCTTTGGAACGGCACGGGTTCTGCTCCAGCTACACCTCAATATACA